TTGTCGGCGCTATCCGCAATCCAGAGAAGGAGGCAGCTAGACGTGTTGGAACTGCCTTGCAGCGCGACTTTGAGGCTGGAACGTCTGGCCTGTTGTCCAAGGCTGACGAGGCCGTTGCCGCCGCGAATAACATCCCGATCTTGAACGTTGACCGAGGCGGCGAGACAACGCGTGCTCTTGCCCGCTCTGTTGCCAACCAGTCGCCAGAGGCACGGCAGGCGATTGAGAAGGTTGCGTCTGACAGGTTCTCGACGCAGGGCAATCGTGCGGTTGACTTCATCAAGGGTGCTGTAGGCGGCAAGGCTGACGATCTGGCCTATCAGGAATCCCTGAAGCGTGCGGCTCAGATGCAGAACCGGCCCGCATACAAGGCCGCGTTCGAATCTCCGCAGGCGGCACAGGTCTTTACGCCACGTATCCAGGAGCTAATGCAGTCGCCATCCTTTCGGCAGGCTGTTGACGCCGTGCCTCGCAGATCGGCAGACCGTGGCGCTGTCGAGGGCTTTAAGCAGATCGGCAACCCGTTCGTGCAGAATAGCCAAGGCGCTTATGTCCTGTCGCGAAAGGCAGACGGGACGCTTGTCACGCCATCGCTTGAGTTTTGGAACCAAGTCAAGATCAACCTTGATGACCGGATCAACACCGCCCGCCGCGCTGGCAAGAACGCTCTTGCTGCCGACATGACGGCGTTGAAAACGGCGTTGACAGATGAGCTTGACGCCATTGTGCCAGCCTACAAGACGGCGCGTGCTGGGGCTGCTGCGTTCTTCAATGCTGACGACGCGCTAGATGCTGGACGCAAGTTTGCCGGGACTCCCCGCGCAATTCCAGAGGCTCAGCGTGCTTTCAAGGCGTTCAAGCCAGCGGAAAAGGAAGCATTCGCCATCGGCTACGCTTCCGAGTTGGTTGACCGCATCAAGGCGTCAGGCGACCGCACGAACGTCATCAACTCGGTATTCAAGAGCCAAGCCGCACGCGAAAGCATGGAACTCGTCTTCGGTCCACAGAAGGTCAAGGAGATTGAGGCTTATGTCCGTGTGGAAGATCTCGTGGACCGCATCCGTGGCTCGCTTGGTAACTCTACGACGGCGAGGCAGCTTGTCGAACTTGGTCTAGGGGGCACAGCCGGGGGCATATACACAGGCGACTTGCAAGGGGCTGCCATGGGGGCCGCTTTAACTGGTGGCATCCGTTACGTCGGCCAGCGTGCAGACGCAAAGGTAATGGAGCAGATGGCGAAAATCCTGACGAGCCCCAACCGAGGTGCGCTATCTCTTGCTGTCAAGCAGGCGGCAGCCAAGCCGGAATACATGCTGGCGCTGGAAAAGCTTGGTGCGGCACTGGCTATCCCGGCGCGTACAGGTGGCATTATGGCAGGACAAGGCGTTATGGCTCAGTAAAACAAGCCGCCGCCTGACAGGATGAACTCGCCCACTTGCAGAGAGTAATTTGACTTGAGGTATATCCCAACCGGGATAAGGACTGCCGCAGAGATCAAATAGCAGAAAAACGATAGCTTATCAGTCAAGACAAAACCCCTAATCGCTGTTAGATTACCATCGTATCACACGCTTCCGAGGTCTTAAATGGCAACGACACGCCAGCAGCAATTCTACAACGAGGTTTATGCTGGAGCGCGTCAGCGTGGCCTGTCGGATACGCAAGCCCGTCTAGCTGCATCACAGGCATCGCTTGAGACTGGTTATGGCAAGTCGGTTCCAGGCGGCAACATGTTCGGGATCAAGGCTGGCAAGTCGTGGTCAGGGCCGACGCAAAACCTGAATACGTGGGAAGATGTAGGCGGGCGCGTCAACATCGTGGACAAGTTTCGCTCATACGCCAACCCGTTCGACAGCATCACGGACTGGGCCTCGACTGTCGGTACCAGATGGGGCGGGGCAATGACCGCTCCTGATTTCCCGTCTGCCGTCAATGCGCTTGATGCAGGCAAGCCGGGGGGCTATGCCACGGACCGCGCATACAATAGCAAACTTGGCTACATCGACCGCAATTTCTCCGATGCTGCTGTGCAGAATTATGGCCTGATGGGACGAGACATCCCAACCCCATCGGCAGCGCCACGCGGCATCCTTGAGGCAATCGGCAACCCGACGCCGCAACCCATTGGCCGCGAGATTGGGACGCCTCAATATTCCAACATGGCCGCAAAGGCAGTGCAGAAGGGGCCGGATCTCGCGCCCACATTCGACGCCGAGCGGTTTGGTCCTGCACCATCAACCCTTGGCTTTGATAGTGGCCGATTTGGCTCACCTGCTGCCGCTACGCCTAAGTCTAGCCTGTCAGACGCGCTCAATCGTCAAGCTGTCGAGTTGGCACAACAGAAGTCCATGCCAAACCTTGCCGATCAGTACAAGCAGTACGGCATGGGTCAGGCGACCATGCAAAACGCTATGGCTGCCAAGAACCTTGAGCTTGACGTTGCGGACCAGCGGGCAAAGCTTGGCCTTGAGCCCATGTCGCAAACGCTTGGCTATGTTGACCCGATGGTAACGACAACGGCAGCACCGGCAGCCGCTGCACAGCCTCAGACGTATACGCCACAGCCTCCAGCGCAGTCCTATGCTCCGTCGCAGGGTGGGTTGCTCGCAGAAGCGCCAGTAGGCCAGTCCATGACGCTTGAGGACGCCAACAGGATGAGCCGCGCACTCAGCACCAGGCAGATGATCGGCGGCATCCTTGGCGGCGTATTGGGCGGTGGCTTGCTTGGCCCGCTTGGCGCGCTTGGTGGCGGTTATCTCGGTCGGCAGGCAGCAGCTAAAACGTACTATCCTGAGAAGCCTAAGGGCTCGTCGTCCGAGGGTATCTCCAAGGCCTCGCTGAATGAGCGTGGGCGTGATACATACGAAAGATCCGGTCAGTTCCGTGACGCTGTAAATAGCGGCAAGGGCGGCTTGTACTGATAAGGGCGCAAAATGGCGATTACGACATTCAACGACTCCAGCACGACGGCGGCGAGCAACATCGACGTTAACGGCACGTCCATTCAAGGGACCGCGCCGGTTAGCAACTTCGACAACGCCTTGCGCGAGTTGATGGCGATCTATCGCCGCGATCTTGATAACGGGGTTGTCGCGTCCACGAAGTCGGCCAACTACACGGCGCTGGCAAACGATAACAACGCCATCTTGCGATTTACAGGGGCTTACACGCTGTCGCTGACGGCTGCGGCAACGCTTGGCTCGCGCTGGCATGTCTTTGTTGTTGCTGATGGGGGCGACGTGATTGTTGACCCCAATGGTGCGGAGACGATCAACGGGGCGGCGACGTTAACCGTTCAAAACAGATCAAACGTTATCGTCTGGTGCACCGGATCTGCCTTCTTTGCAACCCCGGTCAACGCAACACTTATCGGCAATAACTCATATTCTGGAACCGCGACATACACAGGCGGTGGAGCAGCAGTCACATTGCGGAGCGCTGCCGTTGGAGTTGGGCCAGCTTACATTCGGTTCACAGACAGCGCAGGCACTGGTCTAGGCTCTTTCGGAGCGACCACATCGACCAATGAGCTTATATTTCAGAGGGAGTCAGTCGGCACGTTAACAATGTCCCCAGTCAATGGCGGGACATTACAATTCCTCGCGGGCGTCACTGGGTCAATTGGCATATCGTCTGGATCATTCTTTTACAACGGCGTAGACATACACGCAGCTTTGACTTCGATGAAGGCGAATTCATTGCCTTTCACAAAGGAGTACACAAGCGGGGCGATTACTATTGTTTCTGGCGCGGCGATCTCTACGGTTGCTCATGGCCTGGGCGCTTCACCTAAGCTTACGTCCCTTGAGCTAGTATGTGTGACAGGGGAGCTTGGCTTCGGCGCTGGCGCAGTCATTGCGATAGATCCTCATCTACAAAATAGCGGCACGTCTGCGCAAGGCGTCGTGCTTAATTATGACGCGACTAACTTCTCTCTGCGGTTTGGTAGCGCGGCTTCAGCGTTCTCTATTCTCAATGGCTCTACAGGGGCTCTTGCGGGCATAACAAATGCAAATTGGACTCTAAGGGTAAGGTTGTTCGCATGAGCATGGCGTATTCACTCTCTGTAAGTGACATTAAGGACATAGACCCGTCTACCACAAAATGCACGTTCCTGACCGAGGAGGGCAGGGAGGGTGTTTTCGTTTGGAAAACTGGAGATTATTCAAATCTTGTGTCTGCGGACCCACGGAATGGAATGTTTGTCGAATCTTTATCGACGCCCACGGGATTGGGGGCATGGGTGCGCGTTTTTGCTCCTAGGTCTTCATATTCTGTAGACTGGTGGGGAACGGCAAGGGATGGGGTCACCGACAACAGCGCAGCGTTCAACGCGGCGCGGTCATCCAACCAGACCGCCGCCCTGAACGAGTTTCTGACGTACGAGCCGACGTCGGCCACCCCCGACAAAATGCTGTTGATAGATGCAGCCAATTACCAGGCTCTTGAATGTGCGAGGCTTACAAACGTACCGCCTTATTTAGTTGGGGTCAGTACAGGCGCTTACTCATATCAGAGCAGCGAGCAAGCCAGGGCTGACCTTTACATATTTGGCGTTCAAGCATATTCGCAGTGTTTGGCGGCCACGCTCAGTCAAAACAACGTACTGCCACGCGGTACATATGTTGAATTTGACACCCACGACTTCCTAGTCGAAAACGAAATGGCCGACAAAATGGATTCACCAGACCTACCAGAAGAAAACACACAAGAGGAATTAGCATGATCCGCTTTAATGCAACATCAGTAACCATTGACGCAGCCGCATCAGACGGTACGCCTAGCCGTACCATCACTGGTATTGCAGCGCCTTATAACGTCATCGCAACAGTGAGCGATGGGACAGTAATTATGCTGTCGCCTGGCGCTTTGCCAGTTGATGGCCCTAACCCAAAGCTCTTTGTAGGCCACTCGGCCGACAAAGTAATTGGCACAGTCATTGCCCGCGAGGACACCCCAGAAGGAATGTTGTTCCAAGCCAAAATTGCCAAGACCGTGCTCGGCGAGGAATCGCTCCAATTGGCATTAGAAAACGTGTATGACCAAGTTAGTGTCGGAATTAACGCGCTGGAATTTAGCTACAACGAAGCTGGAGTCATGCTTATTGAAAAAGCAGCCTGGACAGAATTATCGCTAGTTTCGCACGGTGCCTTTGGCGCTAGTGCTAGCATCACAGAAGTTGCAGCGAGTATCCCCACATCAGATGGGGAAATCAGCAATAATACAGAAACGGCAGCCGACGAGCCAGAACCCACAGAGCCACAGGAGAACCCAGTGTCAGAAACACCAGCCCCAGAAGTAATCGAAGCATCATCAGTTTTTGCCCAGCCAAAACGCGAATTTGCTATGCCATCAGCTAGCGAACTTCTCGCTGCTTACCACATTGGTGGCGACACCTACCACAAAGTCAGTGACGCTTTTAAGCAAGCACAGCGCCGTGGACAAACAGCACTGCAAGCAGCAGCTGGCGACATCGTTACGGGCGACACACCTGGCCTCTTGAACCTCAACGTGCTCGGGACTCTTTTTCAGGATCTGAACTTCGTTCGTCCTGTCGTCAGTGCATTTGGCGCTCGCGCGATGCCATCAACACCATCACGCCAGTTCATTCGTCCAACAATCACGACACACACCAGTGCAGCAGTACAGACCAATCAGCTTGATGCAGTTTCTGCAACAACAATGGTGATTGCTTCAAACACTGTGACTAAGGCAACTGTCGCTGGCCAAGTCACGCTTTCACAGCAAGACATCGACTTCACAGATCCGAGCGCTTTACAGCTCGTGTTAAATGACCTCGCAGGCGAAGTGATGATCAAAACGGACGATATCGCAGCCGATGCACTTGTTGCTGGTAAAACAGCATCAGGTTCAACATGGACTGTAAATGCCACTGACCCATCAAGCTTGATTGAATCTTTGTATGACGCAGCGCGCGAAATTGCTGAGGACAGTAACTACTTCCCAACCCATCTTTGCGTCAGTCCTGACGTCTGGCAGAAATTGGGCCAGCAATTAGACGCTTCGAAGCGTCCAATTATGGGCTACACCACAAACGGCGTACTCGGACAAAACACCATTGGTCGAGTAGGTGGCTTGGGCTATAACTCAATGGATGTATTTGGGCTTGAGCTTGTTGTTGATAACAACTTCGCTGCAGGCACCATGCTTGTGGTTTACGCACCAGGCTTTGAAATTTACGAATCTGGCGCTTCTTTGCAGAGCTTCGAAAACCCATCAACCTTGGGTCGTACATTGAGTATCCATCAGTACTTCGCCACATTTGTTGCAAAATCAAGCTTTATCCAAGGCATCGTAGTCGCTTAGTCCGAAAGGCGGTTAGCCGCCATGGCTACTTACAGTGTTATTTTCCACCAGCGTCTGGACGACTACGCAGTTGTTCAGACACTGGAAAACACCGATATTTCTATTGGTGAAACCATCACGCTCACGGGTTTAGGTCATAACTTAAACGGCACACAAACCGTTTACGCATTGCCCCAATACCTTTACCGAGGCATAGACAGCCAAGGCGACATTCTGCTTGATGCAGATTTCCCGATACCTAACCAGATCATGTTTTATGACGCTGACGGTGATCTAGAACGCGCAGCTGCCATTCCCCCTGGCACCTTGGTTTATACCCAAACCTGCACATGGGTGACAAGCGCCCAGGTTCAATTGTGGCTCGGTTTAACGAGCCCTACAGCCGATGAAACCACCTTCTTGGCTCAATGTGTATCTGCTGGAAATCAAGTCGCTTACAGACGCAGACAGGAAGCTTCATATTTTGACGCGCTAGCAACCAGCCCCTCGGGCGATGTGACGCTGGGAACCATCATGCTGGCGGGCGCGTATTTCCGTCAGCGCGGAAGCATTGACCAATTCGCAAGTTTTGACTCAATGGGCCAAGCCATTACGACTAACGCTTTTACCCCGATGGTTAAGCAGCTGCTTGGGATTGACCGCCCAGCGGTGGCCTAATGGCATACACAGACCTATTCAACGAAGCCATAGACGATTTGGCTACGACACTGGCAACTATCACGGGCTTACGGGTTGTCACTGATCCACGGAACTTAAACAGTAATTGCTGCTTCATCGATGCCCCATCATTTACTGCGATGAATGACCACATCGTCACAATGATTTTCCCTGTGCGGGTCATCGGTATAGGCCCAGGCAATTTGGACACGCTACGACCCTTGCTAGCTATCTCTGCTGGCCTTCTAGGAAAGAACGTGGCTGTGGTTTCAGGCAACCCTGCACTGGCTTCTATCGGTGGCCAAGAATTCCCCGCGTACGATTTAACCATTCGTATGCAATCGCAGAACCTATAATGCACATCAGACAGACTAAAATCTGTAATAATCTAAACAACAGCGGTGGCCCGACACACCTACATGACCAGGAGTAATTATGGCCACCAGCACCACCACATACCTAACTAACCCAACAGTGACTATTCTCCCTGCTACAGCGGGCACTGTTTTTGATGCCACAGCGGTGACATCGAGCGCGGCAATCACAGTGGGTTATGACGCTCTCGAGAGCACTAGCTTTGGAGATTCTGGCCACCTGTTCGTAAAGGGGCTACAAAATATCGAGGTTACATTGACGTGCTACGCCTCTTACGGTGCGTCATCTGTTGAAGCAGCACTTACAGCTGCACTTGGCACTGGTACTTCTGTGATCACCATCTCGCCTGCTGGCGCTACCGAATCAGCGAGCAACCCTGAGTACACAGTTACTAATTGTTTCCTTGCATCGTTCCAGCCAATCAACGGTTCATACGGTGAACTGTCCATGATTGAAGTCACTTTCCAGGGTGGAACATTTGCTCGCGATATCACATCGCCCTGATCGTTAAAATAGAAAGCAGCCGACAATGCAACTAACACTGCAAATAGACCTGGGCAACGGCCCAGTAATAGTTAAAACCAATCTCATGGTGATCGTGAATTGGGAACGCAAATATAAACGCAAAGCCAGCGAAATATCTAGCAGTGGCATTGGCATTGAGGATTTAGCCTTTATGGCTCACGAAGCCGCCAAGGTTTCAGGCCTTCCGTCTTTGCCTCTCATGCTTGATGATTTCATTAAGCAGTTAGTCTCGTTAGAGGTTGTGGACAGTGAAACCCCAAACCCTACCGAGGCGGCACCTTCCGATATTCTCTAGCATCTCTGCTGGTAGAAACAGGATTTTGGCCGCCTGACATAGCATTTGACATTCCCGACCTGGCTACTTGCATTAGTATCATCAACGAGTCAAGGAAAAAACACAAATGAGCGCCACAGTTAGCACGGAGATTTACGGCCTGAAGGCAGCCCTCGCTGAACTTGGCAAGCTTGACAGCAAAACAAAGTTCAAAGCCACTAACAAAATTAAGGCTGCAGGTGGCCAGATGGTTAGCGAGGTCGCTGGTAGATACCCAGATAATCCACCGCTATCTGGTATGAAACCCTCTGCCAAAGGTGGCACCCGTTTAGCGTATGACATTAGGAAAGTGCGCAAAGGCGTAACCATCCAGGTGGGTGGACGCGCTCGTAACGGGAACATTCCGCTAGTGACGTTGATTCAAAAAGACGCTGGCGGTGCTTTTTATGACATCGCAGGGTTGCGCGATAGCAGCTCACAAGTTGTCAAAGACTTAAATAATCGTGGTGGCAAAGCCCAGCGCGGTATGTGGCGCGCGCGTTCCTACATTTACGGCCAAGCGACACAAGACATTCTCACCGCCATTGAGGAAGTTATGAAGTCCGTAAACAGAAACTTGGTTCAGTAATGGCTGTATTTATCCCCATCATCTCTGAGTTTGATTCCAAAGGAATTGACAAAGCCAAAAAGGAATTCGCAAGCCTCGAGGGTGCTGGCGCTAAAGCCCAGTTTGCTATTAAAAAAGCAGCCGTACCTGCAGCTGCTGCTATTGCTGGTTTAGGTGCTGCACTGTTCAGCGCTACTCAGGACGCCATTGCTGATGATGCTGCACAGGCAAAACTTGCCCTGACAATGCGTAACACCACTGGTGCTACTGATGATCAAATTAAAGCCACGGAAGATTGGATTAGCCAGCAAGGTAAAGCGCTTGGCATAACGGACGATGAGTTACGGCCTGCACTGGGTCGTTTAATGTCTCAGACTCATGACGTCACTAAAGCGCAAGAACTTATGTCGATTTCTATGGACGTGGCTCAGGGAACTGGGAAAAGCCTGAGCACTGTTACAGAGGCAATGGCAAAAGCTGCAGCTGGTTCTACAACCGCGCTAGGCAAGCTCTCGCCTGAGTTAAAGCAGATGGAAAAAGACGGCGCGTCAGCCGAAGAGATGATGGCCACGCTGGCTGGCACATTCCAAGATCAGGCAAGCATTGCAGCTGGTACTGCACAAGGACAGTTTCAGCGTTTAGGTGTTGCCCTGGCTGAGACTAAAGAAAGCATCGGCGCTGCATTGTTGCCAGCTATTGAGGCGGTACTTCCGTACTTGACCAAAATGGGTGACTGGGCAGCGGAACACCCAGAGATTTTGTTAGGCATCGGTATTGCTATTGCCACTATCGCTGCAGCGATTGTTGCTGTAAACGTGGCTATGGCTCTTAACCCGTTCAGCCTTATCGCCATTGCCGTAGTTGGTTTAGGCGCGCTACTGGTTACGGCCTACAAAAAATTTGAGCCATTCAAAACTGTTGTTGATGCTGTCTTTGGTGGCATCGTGTTTTGGATTAACAACGTCACCATTCCAGCGTTCAAAGGTATGTTGGCGGTTGTTAAAACAATCTTTAATGGCATAGCCACAATCTGGAATAACACTTTCGGCAAATTGTCTTTCAACATTCCTTCATGGGTGCCAGGTCTTGGCGGTAAAGGATTTGACGTGCCAAACATTCCAATGCTCGCTGCAGGTGGAATTGTCACCAGCCCAACACTTGCCATGATCGGGGAGCGCGGCCCCGAGGCTGTAATCCCCCTTAGTGGCCCTAACGCTGGCGGTGGCATGGGTGGCAACGTATTTCACATCAATGTCAACGGTGGCGACCCAAATGCAATCGTTGACGCGCTACGCCGATACAACCGAAGCAACGGCCCACTACCCGTACTGGTTCAATAATGGCTACACCATTTGTATGGAAAGTTGACTTTTACTCTGGTGGTTCATGGGTGACTTTGCCCAGCGTTCAAGCAATCAATATCTTTCGTGGACGCAGACTACAAATCGACGACTACTCAATTGACAATATGACAGTCGAATCTGAGTTTCCTTCGTCATGGACAACTACCCCCAAACTTGGCGACACAATCATTGCGTACATTTACAAGCCTGGCGTAGTAGTTGGCACAGACAACTTTGGTGCTTTTTGGGGTCGTATTCGTGACGTGCAGATCAACTACGGAATGGTGCCGAACGAGGACAGAGTCACAATCTCATGCGAAGGGATTCAAGCCGATTGGGGACGGGCCCAGTTGACCAACTACGCCTTAGCCCAAGACCGCACAGACAATCAAGTACAACAAGTAGGCGCAACAGCTGGACTTTCCATTGGTGCTTTTACTGGCAGGTCAATAGGTTCAACACAGACCTACACAGGGAATGCATTTGCGTTGATCAACGACATCACACGCACCGAAGAAGCACGAATGTTCGCTGGAAGTCTGACCTATCGCTCGACACCCACCATTTACTGGTTCGGTAGAAACACCCCGAAACAGACAACCTTTTACTGGAACGACGGAACAGGCGCTACATATGTGTACCAAATGAAATACGAACAAATCCAGTTCCGTAGCAGTGCCGATAACTACTACACGTCGGTGACCATTACCCCTGCAGGCCTTGCAGCACAAACTGCAACTCTCGGGACAACTCCTATTTTTGGTTGGAACAAAGACACCCTTGATTACACCACTTCACAGGCTTCATCTCATGCCCAGTGGGTGCTTAACAACTTCCAAACAAAAGACCAAATGCTGGCATCAATCACTTTCACTGATGTTCAACAAACGGTTTCGGGTTATCCACCACCTAACGACTTTAACTTTGATGTGATTCAAGTAATCACTAGTGCCATTAACTGTTTGGGCAGAATCTATTTCCGCGGTGCCACTTACAACACCATCCTCGAAGGCATCTCAATTAGCGCCACGCCTGAACAGACACGGGCTACGGTGTTTATGTCTGGGCAGGACACTAATGCGTACATGATTTTGGACGATGCCATCTTCGGCAAATTAGACAACAATAAGTTAGGATTCTGACATGGCTATAAAGACTTTTACTACGGGTGAGGTGCTGACGGCTGCCGATACTAATACGTATTTGGCGCAATCAGGGCTGGTGTATGTCAAGACCCATACAGTCACAGGTACGCCA